CTAGTTATGGATGCAACCACTGACATGGGTGCACCCACATCCGCTGGAAAGCGGAGCCCGTCGGTTTCGCCGATTACCCTCACAGGGGCTATCCGGTCCGACGGGACACCGGTTAATGGGGCAAGTCTGCAACCTCCCACGGTTGTGGTAAGCCCGGAGGAACGTGCGGAAGCTGCTGCCAGAGCCCTTGCGTCCAGGACTAGGGAGTCTCCCTTTGATCAGGACAAGGGGGTTAAGGCGACATCACCGAAGCGTCCCTCGCCGAGGTCAGAGCCGAGTGACTATGGAGTTGACGGGCACTTGGTGGCCCGATGGCTCAATGCGCACCCGGGGTATGACCAACAGAGCATGGTTACCAGGCGTGAGTTGCTGGAGTGGGACCGTTCAGTACGAGCACCCTCTATTGATGAGGGGGCACGATTGGAGGTAATCCAGGAAGTCACTAAGGAGATCATGGACTCTGAGGGAGTGGAACCCGTCAAGGCTGGTGACCTTGGCGGTCCCAACCTTACGAAGAACCAGCTTCGGAGAGCGAAGAAGAAGGCTCGACGTGAGGCTAGGGAAGCCACCCCGAAAGAGGATTCACGTCCTCCCACCTCTCGAATGCGCCGGGACGCAAAGCGTCTTACTGCTGCAAAGCAGCGCTTGGCTGACGACCACCATCAGAGGCAGTCCGGAAACGTGGTTTTTGACCTGGAGAAGAAGGTCAAACCCGTGGGAAAGGCTGCCAAGAAGGAGGCCAAGAAAGCCAGCAAGGCGTCGAGAGCACAAGTGGTAGCGGCCCCGAAAGCCGCTGCCCCACCCGTTGATCCAGTGCAGCCCGAAGACATCCGGGTTAAGCACGTTGCGTACGTAGCCGGCAAGTGGCAGACTACATATGTCAATAAAGGACGCACCGGGCGTAAGAACGGCAGACTAACCAACAAGCAATTGGCTGAGGCTATCGAGGCGGCTAAGTACAAGCCGACGGCGACGGCCGAGGATGTCGAGCGTTTCAATCTACGCTGGTATGGCAACGCCCAGGGCACTGGACCTATAATCCGGTCAAAGGCGAAGCTAGCCAATGGGAAAGTGTTGAAGGGACGGGAGAACGTCAAATCCCCTGTGAAGGAGATCGCGTCGCCGAGTTCCCCCGACACCTACTTAGCGGTATCCCCGGACGACGTTGCCCCCGAGCATCGGGCCAAACTTGAGGCAGTGGAGAAAGTTGTTCTGCACCCACCGAGAGCATGCGCGGCGTGTGGATTCAGGGAAGGATCCATCACATACGTCAGCGAGCTCACGGATGAGGGAGTCAAATTCAACGGTATTCTCGGCTGCTACCGCAAGGATTGCGGGTCTGACACTCCCTGGGAGGAGTACCGTTCTTGGGTCCAACTTCTGGGCCCTGCTGTTCCAACCCCAAGTGCTACCCCACTGGTCGAACCGGAAGACTCGGTTTCACAGGTGGGAATGACCTATTCGGAGGTCGGGGGTACTATCGAGGGCAGCGAAACCGGAACCACCCTCACCTCGTCGCAGAAGCGCAATCTGCGGCGGACACGATCGATCAAGCGCATGAGGCAGGTGTTGCAACCTAAAACTTTTGCAACGGTGGCGGTACAGACGGATCCATTGCTGGAGGAGGTCAGTACCCAGAGCGGGAAACCGTGTATGGGTCAGACCAAGCTCGCCAGCTCGGATCCGTTGGGGGCCGTTGAAGCCCCCTTACCCACACGCCTTAGGGTACAACCCAACGCCATTTACAGCACACCCGAAACCGCAGTAGATTGGAGCAAGCAGCCGGTGTCAAAAGATCGACAACTGGTTCCTTTGTCCAAGCAGGATCAACTTGCACTACTGAAGGCTAAGCGGGAGGCGGATGAGTTTAAGCCTGAGCATAAGATCATGATCCTGTCAAGAGAGGGAGAGGAGTTTGTAGCCGGCAACACTGAGACCAGAATGACTCTGGCCTTGGCGGAGTGGCTCAACTCGGAAGTGGTTCCGGAAGAAGGCGGTCCACCCGTGGCCCCTGTTGAAGCCAAGGCTAATGATACAGGAATGTCTGGTGAGAGTCCAGAGCTGGTGGCGGGCGTCAAGCCACCAGTCCAGGGGGGATCAGGGCCTGACCAGGGTGCAGGGGTAGAGAACTGCATGCCTACACATGAGGCTAAACAGAGGGTCAAGGACCCCGAGTTCATGAATGTGGCTGGAGCCGGATCGCCAGTGGGTCCTCCCGACGGGTTTTCCTATACCGAGAGGACTGGTACTGCCTTTAACACGGGGAAGCGGATTCCCCTGCTCGATGTGGTTGTAGAGGGGCCATTCGGGTCGGGCGTTAGGGAACGGATAGGGGCAACCCTTGAAGTGCTCGAACCCCAACTGGTGGCCTATCTGCGCCTTAAGAGTATAGGGCAGGCACTGACGAACGCTTCCAGGGTGGAAATGGGGCGGCGGGCAACAGCATGGTTGGAGCAGTATCGGCCAAAATGGGACTTCATACGCAAGCACCAGGCCGCTATGAATTCGATCACCGCCGCGTACAAACCGGACTATCTTGAGGTGGAATACCGCGAGCAGATGCGCAACACTATCAACAACGATGCGCTTCATAAGGCTGCTGCGGTTGCCAAGTCAGGAGATCTGGGGCGTAAGGGGATACTCCGCAACAAACGGGTACTCCCCTCCCATAAGACGCTGGAGGGCTGATGGGATGGCCGGGTAGCCGTTCCGGGTGTTTGTTTCGGGCCAACCCCAAGACGGAAGTTGGACCGAGCGAAGATTACGGCCATTCGTGATGAACCTTGTGTACATAAATCTTTTGTGTACAACTTGGTCGTCAAGCCGCCATTCGATTGGGTGCAGGACCAGATGATGTACCAGCCTTGTCAAATGAATGAGTTGGTCGCGCTTGAGCGACGGCATTTATTGGACGAGGGTGAACCCCAGCTGGAGGAGCTTACGAGGTGTCGGGCAATTCTTAGCGAGTTGGCGAAGAAAATGCCCCCCGTTCGTGTAGCTACCCCCGCTGAGGTGCTGGAACATAAGAAGTCTGCAGCCGCTCGAATTCGGTATGAAAGGGCGTTCATCCTGAACGAGCAAGAGGGCGAACCCATCAACGGGACCAATGTTGCCATGTTTGTCAAACCCGAGAAAGCAAATGTATTGCCACCCTTGGCGCCCCGCGAGGACATGAAGCCTCCACGGGGTATACAGTACAGAAGTTTCCGGTACTGCGCAGAGTTGTCACGATACCTGCTGCCTATTGAGCAGGTGCTCTGGACGTATACAGAGGACAATGGTCTGTGCCCCTTTGCCAAGAAAATGAATTCGTTTCAGATCGGGGACACTTTAGCGAAGATGTGGGGTATGTACGAAGACACTGTGTTCATCGAAGCAGACCACTCCAAATTCGACTCTTGTGTTACCGATCCTTGGATAGGGACGGAAGAACTGTTCTACACCGAGGTCAACCCGAGCGACGATCTACACCGGCTCATGCAGATGCAGCGCTTCAACAAGTGCTACTCCAAACAGGGAGTGCGTTACAAATGCAAGGCTAGGAAGATGAGTGGGGAATACAACACCTCACTCGGGGATACGGCTCTAAACTATGCCATATTGGGCGACGTATTTCGTAATGTCGAGCACTGCAAGTTGCTTAACGGCGACGATGCAGTGATCGCGGTGCGTAGGAAAGATCTCGCATCACTTGACTTGTCCCCTGAGATGTGGAAACGCTACGGTTTTAGGACGACTTGGAAGTTGGTGGAGTCCCTCGAGGAGGTGAGCTTTTGCCAATCTCAACCAGTCCAACTTAGACCGGGAGTGTGGCGCATGGTGCGAACACCAGCACGCGCAATCTCGAGGACTCGTGTGTCAGTCAAGCGTTACGAAAATAATGCGTGGTATTCACTGGTTGCATCGTATGGGCACTGTGAACTGGCGTGCGGCGATGGAGTTCCGATGATGCAAGCGTGGGCCCAGTGCCTATTGCGGGCCTCGTTGGGAGCCAAAGTCATGCAGAAAGAGGTTACACGACGAACTCGACTTGAAGGTGTTTCGAGACCAGAGGCCCGTGAAATAACGGATCTCGCTCGGGACAGTTTTGCAAGGGCGTTCGGTATCTCTGTTGCGGAACAGCACGTGTTTGAGGGCTGGTGTGACCACAACCTGTTGGAGGTCTTACCAGCTGTGTACCCTGATGATCGCGTCTACCTGTAGCCTTTCGTGTGTGTTGCCAGCAGTCCGAGGGACTGGAGTTGGAACTGACCGTCCACTCACGTCTGGTTGGTGTTA